GAATTCCGGACAAGCCCCCGCCGGCGGCCGGCGGCGGGATGGGCATGGACCAGACGATCGCCATGCGGGCCCGGGAAGTCGGCGTCGACCACCACGTCCTCGTCGCGGCCGTCACCTCCGGGACCAAGCAGTCGGCCAAGGACCTCACCGGCGAGGAGGCCGCCCAGGTTCTCGACGAACTCAAGGGCATCGCCGAGGGCCGACGCCGACTGGTGTGGGGGGGGGAGGGGGAGTGGCCCTCCCTCGAGGACGTCGACGACATCGAGGACGCCGAGGTGGTGCCAGAGGGCCCGCCGCTGCCCGATGAGCCCGAGGTGCCCGCCGACCCGGCCCAGTGGGACAACGACGCGTGGCGGGCCTTCCTGGCCGCCAAGGGCGTCCGGCCCGCCGACGTGCTGCGGGAAGCCCACAAGCTGGCCAAGGAGGAGGGCATCAACCCGCCCAGCTCCCTCGGCGAGATCCACAAGACGCCGGACCTCGCCGTCCGCCTCCACGACTTCGTCAACGACCTGGCCGGCTCGTGAAGCTGGGATGTTGGGATTGCGAAGTCACGTGGCTCGATGGCGGGCCGTGCTGGGTCTGCGGCGGCGTTGGCCGCCAGTGGATCGACGGCCGAGAGCCGCAGAACCCGGGCACTCACGGCCCGCCCGTGATGATGGGCGAAGGACCATGACCGGCGCCCTGCGCGTCGTCGCCTTCGACCTCTCACTGGTCTCCACCGGCGTCGCCCACGCCGACGGCAGCACCCACCGCATCACGTCCACCCGGTCCGGGCCCCGTCGCCTGGGCGAACTCCGAGATGCGGTCATCGCCTGCGCCACCGTCCCCTGGGCCGACCTGGTGGTCATCGAGGGCCAGTCGTTCGGCAGCAACGGCAAGGGCCACGCCGAGCTGGCCGGTCTTCACGCCCTCGTCCGCGTCGCCCTCTGGGAGCGGGAGATCGTCTTCGTCGACGTCCCGCCGGCATCCCTCAAGACGATCGCCACCGGCCGGGGCAACGCCTCGAAGGAAGAGGTGCACGAGGCAGCCATCAAGCGGCTCGGCTACGCCGGTGCCAACCGAGACGAGGCCGACGCCCTCTGGCTGCTGGCCGCCGCCCTCGACCACTACGGCCAGCCCCTCGTCGAGTTGCCCGCCACCCACCGCCGCGCCCACCAGAAGATCCCCTGGCCGGCACTGGAGCCGCTCACGCCCATCTCATGACCCGACGAACCGTCCCCTTCGACGCCTACGACGAGGCGGTGCTCCTGGGTGCCGCCCTCTCCACGACCACGGCGGCGGAGCTCGTCGCCGCCCACACCTCGGCGGCCGACTTCCACGTCCCGCTCCACCAGCGGGTGCGGGACGCTATCGGCACCCTCGTCGGCGCCGGCCTGCCCGTCGACGTCGCCACCGTCGCCTCCGACCTCGCCCAGCGCAACGGGGTGGCCGACCTCACCGTCGCCCGCAAGGAGATCCTCGCCCTCCAGATGGGCTGCCCCGCCCCCGTCCACGCTCCCGCCTACCTGCGCTCCGTCCGCAACTGGACCCGGCGCCGGCGCGCCCTCGACCTCGCCGACCAGCTCCAGCACCAAGCCCTGGACGGGTCCTCCATCGAGGGCGTCCTCGCCCAGCTCGAGGGCCTGGTGGTCGAAGAGCGGGTCGACACCACCAGCTGGCAGGAGGTGCCGTTGGCCGCCGCCCTGGAGGGCGAGCCCGCCGACGAGGAGCCGACCATGCTCGCTCGCAGCGACGGCGCCTGTCTGCTCTACCCGGGGAGGATCCACGGTTTCGCCGGCGAGCCCGAGAGCGGCAAGAGCTGGCTGGCCCTCCACGCCTGCGCCGAGCAGATGGACGTCGGGCGCCACGTCCTCTACATCGACTTCGAGGACAACGTGGTGGGCGTCCTGGGGCGCCTCCTGTCGCTCGGCGTCGATCCCGGGGCCATCCTCGCCCGCTTCCACTACGTGCGCCCCACGGAGCCCCTGGGGGCCGAGGGGCGCCGAGCCCTGGCCGAGCTGCTGGGTGGCACCGGGTGCGCCCTGGTGGTCCTCGACGGCCTCACCGAGGCCCTCACGCTGCACGGCTTCGCCCTGGAGTCCAACCGGGACGTCGCCTCCTTCCTGGAACTCCTGCCCCGCTTCATCGCCCGCCTGGGCCCGGCCGTCATCCTCATCGACCACGTCGAGAAGGACCGGGAGCACCGGGGGCGCTGGGCCATCGGCGCCCAGCACAAGCTGGCCGGCCTCGACGGCGTCTCCTACGGCCTCGAGGTGGTCCGCCCGGTGGTGCGCGACGGCGACGGCCTGGTGCGGGTCCTGGTCCACAAGGACCGCATCGGCTATGTGCGCTCCCTGGCCGTGCGCAACACCGTGGCGGAGATGTCGACCGTGGCCTGCGCTGGCCTGCTCACGCTTACGATCACCACTCCCGGTGGTCGTCAGCCAGAGTCGGACTGGCGTCCCACCGACCTCATGGAGCGGATCTCCCGCTGGCTCGAGATCAACCCGGGCTCCTCCGGGCGCATGGTCGGGGAGCACATCCCGGGCAAGGCGACCTGGAAGCGGGAGGCTCTCCGCTACCTCGTCGCCGATGGCCACGCCACCGCCGAGGACGGTCCGAAGCGGGCCATCAATTACCGGATCGTCAAGCCCTACAGGTCCTCGGAATTGTGATGTGCGTCCCTGTGCGTCCCGTGCGTCCCGTGTCCGCCGGGACACACTCCTCGTTAAGTGCGTCCCAGTCCCCCGCTCCCTTACGGGCGGGGACGCACTACGGGTGGACCCTGACCCACTCCCGGAGAGGGGTGTGTGTCCCATGAGAAGGGACGCACATGAAGTGCTCGGACTGGAGCAGCCGTGACGCATCGCTGGGGCTGCAGCCTTTGCCCCGAGGAGGGCGACGGTGGGGCGGAGGGCGCGCTGGAGCACCTGCGGCTCGTCCACCCCGAGGTGTACGGCGACGGCCCCGAGCGCTGGCCCGACGGGAGCCTCGTGGTCAGCGACGACACGCTCGAGCCCGAGGAGTTCCTCTGACCGTGGTGGGCGCCTACGAACTCCGCAAGCACCTGGCCAAGGACCACGGCGTCACTCTCCGAGGCCTCGCCTACGACGACCTCGTCGCCATCCACGAGGACTTCCACGCCGCCGACGAGGGCCACCAGCCAGCGCTGTGGAGCGCGCCGCCCATCGAGGACGTCGACACCAGGGGGCGGACGTGATCTGCGAGTGGCCGACCGGCTGCGACCGCTCCGGCAAACACCGCTATGCCAACTTCGTCCTCTGCGCCGCCCACGCCCGGGAGGCGCTCGCCCCTGCGCCGACGCCCAAGCCCTCGGGCCCTCGGAGCCAGGCGAGGCCGCGAAGGGGCCTCGGATGATCGAGGTGGCCGATGACCGGCCGACGGGGGCCTGGGCTGGGCGTTCCGCTGGGGGACTGGATCTTCCAGGGGGCCTGCCGGGGCCTGCCGACGGACCTGTTCTTCCCCGAGCGGGAGGCCGACGCCGAGGAGCCCAAGGCGATCTGCCGGTCCTGCCCGGTGCTGGTCCCCTGCCTGGCCTACGCCATGGGCGAGCCGAGCGTGGGGGGCGTGTGGGGAGCGACCTCGGAGAGGGACCGTCGGCGGCTGCGGCGGGCGCGGCGGCGATCGGGGCGGTGATGCGGGGCCTGCTCGCCATTGCCGTGGTGTGGGTCTTCATGGCCACCGCGGTCTGCGCCTTCGCAGACCCCGCGGCCGAACTCCCGGACGGCCCGGCCACCGCCGAACCGGTGCCCCCGCCGGCGGCAGGGGGCGTCGTCCGAGCGGCCGCTCGCTGGCGCCCCGACGTGGGTGTCCGACGGAAGGTTCGCAGCAGGCCTCTCGGGCGGACCCACCGGAGACATACATCAGACATACATCTGGCTACCCGGGGGTGGGGCCACTGGGCTCCCCGGGTGGCCCACTGCGAGAGCAGGGGCCGCTACGACGCCCGCAACCCCCGCTCGAGCGCCACGGGCCGCTACCAGGCCATCCGGGGCACGTGGGGGGGCTACGGCGGCTACCCCGAGGCGGCCGCCGCCCCGCCCCACGTCCAGGAGCGCCACGCCGCCGAGCTCTTCACCCGCGCCGGCCTCCGGCCGTGGCGGGCGTCGAGGAGGTGCTGGTCCCGCCGATGACCTGTCCCACCTGCAACGAACCCATCTACCAGAACAACCTCGGCTACTGGCTGGGCAAGACGTGGAGGGCCTGGTTCGACCCCACCTGGCGCCACGTCGCTACAGGCACGGTGGCGTGCGACGACGCCAAGCTCCTCGGGCTAGCACGGTACGACGGCCCAGAGGTAGCGGCGCACTTGGAGACCGATGGCTAAGACCCCCGACGCTCCGACGACCCCGCCGTGGGACGCTTCGTTCACCTGCGACTGGGGCGATTGCGACCGCCTGACGCTCGCGTGGAGATGGTCGGGCCAACGTCTCAACGAGTCGCCGCTCGGGTGGCTGCCCGTCTGTGCCATCCACGCCCAGCACGGCCGGGTGAGCACCGACGGCCCTGTCCCGTGCGCTGACGGCACCTTCGTCCACGACTTCAAGGGTCAGCCGGTATGCCCCGCGTGTGGGTACGCCGGCATCCGGCTACCAATGCCTGGCGACGGGGGGGCGTAATGGCGGACGTGTACCACCTGGGCCCCACGGTCCGTCTCGGCGGTTGGGCTCGGAACCCCTGTCATCGCTGCCACCGCCAGCCCGTTGAGGGTGAACACATCCAGGTCGATTTCATGGCGCAGACCATCCTCTGCCAGCGGTGCCACACCGAGGACACGATCAAGCTCGGCAACCTCCTCGCCCAGGCGATGGGAGCGGACGATGCCTAAGCGGGCCCAGGGCGGACCGCTCTACGGGTGCGTGCTCTGCAATCGGTGGTTCCCCGGCCGCAAGGCGGTCAAGCGCCACATGGAGAAGGGCTGCCCGAAGACCTTCGGGAAGGGGCAGCGCGCTGAGACCGGGGTGCGTTCGTGATGCACCTGTGTCCGTGCGCACCGAGGGAGCAGATCCCCGAGGCCATCGACTCCCTCCGCTGCTACCGCTGCGGTGGCTACCGGCCTCGCCAGGACGGGCCCGTCCCCGCCGTGGCGGTGGTGAGCGGGCTGGCCGAGGAGCTGGCCGTCCGGGCCGACGCCCTGCTGGCCGCCTACCGCCGGGCCCACGGCGGCGGTGGCGGCCCGTGGTCCGAGGAGGCGGGCGAGCTCCTCCACCTCGCCCACGCCCTGCTGGCCCGCTCGGCGCAGACACTGGAGTCCGCCCTCGACGCCGCCGAGCTGGCCCTGGCCATCGAGGACCACCCCGCCGGCCAGGACACGAGAGACCGGCCGTGAGACTCTGCCGCTGCCGGTCACGGAAGAGGGCCGAGCTCCGCTGCCCGCTCTGCGGCGGCTACGTCGCCATCGGGCGCCTGGCCCCGCCCAACCACGTCGCCCTCCTGGCCGGCTCCTTGGCCAAGAGCGGCGAGGCCCTGGTCAACGACTACCGCTGGGCGCACGAGGAGGGCCTCGGGCCCGCTCGGCGGGGGCAGATCGGCCGGGGCTCGGATACCGCCGACCCCACGGGCGGGACGGTGGCCGACGAGAGGAAGGCGAGCCTGCGAGAGCACCTCCGCCTCGCCGGCCGGGCCCTGGCCCTGGCCTGCTACCACGTGGCGGTGGCCCGGGAGGCCGTAAAGGACGGCCTCTCGGCGGTGGACGGGGGCGGCGAGGACCACACCCCGGCGCCCTACCACGACGTGATCCCCGAGGGGCGGCCCGACCTGGCCGAGTCGCACGCCGCCCTTGAGCGGCGCCTGGCTCGAGGCGAAGGGTGGGGCCAGGCGTGATCACCGTGGGCTCCCTGTTCAGCGGTATCGGCGGCCTCGAGCTCGGCCTCGAGTGGGCGGGGATGCGGGTGATCTGGCAGGCGGAGACCGACCCCTACGCCTCCCGGGTCCTCGCCAAGCACTGGCCTGATGTGCCCAACCTGGGCGACGTGACGAAGGTGGAGTGGAGCGATGTCGAACGACCCGAGCTCGTCTGCGGCGGCTTCCCCTGTCAGGACATCTCCCATGCCCACACGAACGGACAACGGCGAGGGCTCGATGGCGAGAAGTCCGGACTCTGGGGGTGCTTCCGAGAAGCCGTCGAGCGGCTCGGGCCCCGGTGGGTTGTCGTCGAGAACGTCGAGGCGTGGCGTTGTTGGGTGCCCAGCGTGCGGGGCGACCTTGCTCGACTCGGATACGCCAGCGTGCCGCTGGAGTTGTCGGCCGGTTCGTTCGGCGCTGCCCATCGGCGCCCACGATGCTTTGTGGTGGCCCACGCCGACGGCGACGGCGAACCACTGCTCGCCCTCCATGCAGAAGTGGGAGAGCTACGCCCGCTTCCAGTCGGTAGTGGGGACTGGGGGGTTCCCCCACCCGGAGGTCTTCGAGTGGCTGATGGGGTTGCCCACCGAGTGGACCGACTGCGCTGCCTAGGCAACGCCGTGGTGCCCCAGGTCGCTCAGTGGATAGGCGAAAGAATCATCCGTGCCGCGAACGCCTGACGAAGTACGCGCAGCCAAGCGTGAGCACATGCGCCCGCGACGTTCGGGATCAAGACGGACCTGGAGCGAATCAACGCGTCTCGACGCACCACCTCCGGCAACATCGAGAACGTTCAGTGGACCACCTCATTCGCCAACCGCGCCAAGGGCGAGATGACCACCGACGAATTCATGGCCTTCTGTGCTCAGGTGGCGGAGTGGGTCGGGCGGAGGATCGTCGATGCCGCCTCCCGCTGAACCCCTAGCCATGTCCGTGGAGTGGCGCCGCGAGGGCCGGTTCGTCTACTTCACGCTGCACGGGCCCAAGCTGGCCACCCTCAACACGACGCTCCCCAGAGCAGGCGAAGATAAGTGGGTCGCACGACAGTCCGACGAGGGGGACGCAATGGCTAAGACACCCCCCGCCCCGACAACTCCGCCCTGGGAGACTTCCTTCACCTGCGACTGGGGCGACTGCGACGACGAGACGGTCGCTTGGCGGTACTCCGGTCAGCGGCTCACCGAGTCGCCTCTCGGGTGGCTCCCGGTCTGCGCCAAGCACGCCCGGAGTGGCGTCGTCGAGGTGCGACGGTTCGACGGATCTGTCGATGGCTGAGCGGCCGCTGTGCCCCCGCTGCGGCTGGCAGGAGGTCGTGAAGAAGGGGCTGTGCGACACCGACTACCGGTATGAGCGCCGCACGGGGCGATCCCGGCCGGCGGCCCTGATCATGCGCCACTTGGCACGGCGTATTCGCCGGGAGATCTCGCTGTAGGGGTACATTTGATCAGGGTGGTGAGGTGCGCTCTTGCGCCGCCCGCCCGTCCCGGCAAGACGAGGAGCCATGGCCCGCGCCCTCCAGGCCTGTAGCGAACCAGGCTGCCCCGAGCTCGTCCCCCGAGGCGCCTGCCCCCGACACGCCAACCCCCGCCCACCCTGGCGCAACAGCACCCGGGACCAGCGACTCCCACCCGACTGGGACCAGCGCCGCCTGCGCATCCTCACCCGAGACGGCCACACCTGCCAGCTCCGTTACCCCGGCTGCGCCGGCCACGCCACCGAGGTCGACCACGTCAGACCCGGCGACGACCACGACGACGCCAACCTCCAGGCCGCCTGCAACCCCTGCCATCGCATCAAGAGCTCGAGGGAAGGTGGCCGTGCCAGGAAGGCCCGGTATGCAGGCCGTGCATAGCCATGCAGAGGGCCTCGCCGGCCCGAGGGCCGGCGGCCGGTGGGACCCATGTCCGGTTTGACTCGGTTCAGTGTCCGCTTTGTCCTAGGGGGGGAGGGCTTGCACGGGGAGCAAACCTCCTCCGAATCGCCACCTCTCGCCGATTCGCCCCCTGTACGGGTCTGGGGTTTTGTCCGATTCGCGCTTCCATTCAGCGGGGATGCATAAACAGTGGCCGGGATGGGCCCGCCGCCGAAGGGCGACGGGCAGCGCCGCCGACGCAACCCGCCGCTGGCCAACACGATCCGGCTCCCGGCCGAGGGTCGGAAGGGGCCGACGCCGAAGTGGCCGTTCCCGCGGCCGTCGCCTCGGGAGAGGCAGCTGTGGGCGAAGCTCTGGGCGACGCCGATGGCGGTGGCGTGGGAGCGGCTCGGGTGGGGGGAGCAGGTCGCCCGCTACGTGCGGGTGCTGGTGGTGGCGGAGCAGCCGAACCTGTCGATCCCGGCGCTGGCCGAGGCCCGCCACCTCGAGGATCGGCTGGGCCTGAACCCGCTGGCGCTGGTGCGTCTGCGGTGGGAGATCGTGGCCGACGAGGTGGCGGAGGCACGGCAGGAGCGTGAGCAGCCAGCCCGGCGCTTGAAGGCGGTCGATCCTGTTGCAAAGGTGGCGAGGCCCAAGCGAGCCGGGTGAGTTCCCCACCCTCGGCTACCAGGTCGGGGACTTCATCGAGGCGCACTGCGCCATCCCCGACGGCGACTACATGGGTCAGCCCTATCTCCTCATCGACGAGATGTGGCGTTTCCTGTTGTGGCACTACCGGCTGGACCCGGAGACGGGCCGGTTCGTGTACCGCCGGTCGCAGCTCAAGCGGCCGCAGAAGTGGGGCAAGGGTCCGTTCTCGGCGGGGATCATCTGCGCCGAAGCGGAGGGCCCGGTGCTCTTCGACGGGTGGGACGCCAACGGGGAGCCGGTAGGGCGGCCGTGGGCGACTCCCTGGATCCAGGTGACGGCAGCCTCGGAGGGCCAGACCGACAACGTGTGGCGGGCGCTGGGCCCGATGATCGAGGAGGGCGACCTGGGCTGGGTCATCACCGACACGGGGGAGACCCGGATCAACCTGCGGGGCGGTGGCCGGATCGAGCCGGTGACGAGCTCGGCCAAGTCCCGCCTCGGCCAGCGGATCACGTTCGCCGTCCAGGACGAGACCCACAGCTGGCTGAAGGAGAACGGCGGTTGGAAGCTGGCCGACACGCAGCGCCGGAACCTGGCCGGCATGGGAGGCCGGTCGATCGAGACGACGAACGCCTGGGACCCGGCGGAGGAGTCCGTCGCCCAGGTGACGGCGCAGTACACCGGCACCGACATCTACCGGGACCACGGGGCGGAGCCGAAGGGGAGCATCCGCAACAAGCGGGAGCTGCGCCGCTGTCTGAAGCAGGCGTACGGCGGCTCGTGGTGGGTGGACCTCGAACGGATCGAGGCGGAGGTCGACGAGCTCGCCCAGCGGGACCCGGCGCAGGCGGAGCGGTACTACCTGAACCGGGTGGTGGCTGGTGCCGGCCAGGCGTTCGACATGGACCGGTGGAGGAAGCTCGCTCTGGGGCTGGCGATCCCGACCGGGGTGGACCAGCTGGTGACGGTCGGCTTCGACGGGGCCCGGTTCGTGGACGCCACCGCCCTGGTGGCCACCCACGTGGAACTCGGCCATCAGTGGCCGCTCGGTGTGTGGGAGCGGTCGCCGGGCGCCGGTGACGACTGGGAGGTGTCCGAGGCGGAGGTGACCGAGGCCCTCGAGGAGGCCTTCGACACCTTCAACGTGTGGCGGGTGTACTGCAACCCGGCGCACTGGGGATCGACGGTGGACGCCTGGGCGGGCCGGTGGGGGGAGAAGCGGGTCATCCGCTGGTGGACGAACCGCAACAAGCAGATGTGCTGGGCGCTGCGGGGCTACGTCGACGCCCAGGCTGCCCGGGAGATGACCCACAGCGGCGACGAGACGTTCACCCGCCACGTTACCAATGCCCGAAAAAAGATCCACCCGGGGATCCGGGACGACAAGGGACGGCCGATGTGGACTCTGCAGAAGGAACGGGAGAGCTCGACGAACTGCATCGACGCCGCCCAGGCCGGCTGCCTGTCGTGGGAGGCGAGGGGTGACGCTGTCGCTTCCGGGGTGCTGTCGGAGCAGGCGCCCGAGCCGATGCTCGCATGGACCTGATCGACGTGATCGAACCTGAACTAAGCAACGCACCGAGTCGGGGGGTTAAAGACGGCGCCCCGCAGGCTCCTGAGCCACCTCCGGAAACTCAACGCCGACACCGAGAACTCGATAGAGAGACCCTCCTTGCCGTCCTCTTGGCAGTAGCAGCGGCGCTCATTGCCGCCGGTGCCCTGATGATCGCCGTTCCGCTCGGCCTTGTCGTCGCTGGCTTCTGCCTCGTGGGCTGGACCGTCGTCGTCTTCGTGGATGTGGGGTAGGCCGTTGCGACTGCTCTCGAAGTTGGCAGGCACTGCCCCAAAGAAGGGCTTCACGCAAAGTCCCTTCTGGTCCCTCAGCACGCCCATCTGGGACAGCGTGGTGGGGGACAAGGAGCGCATCGCCAACGACTTCGGTGGCTATGTCCAGCAGGCCTACAAGGGCAACGGCATCGTCTTCGCCTGCGTGCTCACCCGGCTCCTGGCCTTCTCCGAGGCCCGCTTCGCCTGGCAGCAGATGGAGAACGGACGCCCCTCGCAACTGCTCGGCGGGCCCGAGCTGGCCCTGCTCGAGCGACCATGGCGGAACGGGACGACGGGCGAGCTCCTCGCCCGCATGGAACAGGACAGCTCCCTGGCGGGCAACGCCTATCTCACCATCGTCGGCCAGGGCGAGAAGCGGAGGCTGCGCCGGCTGCGTCCCGACTGGGTGACCATCCTGCTCGGCTCGGAGTCGAAGGAGCCGGACTTCGACCCCAACGGCCTCGACGCCGAGATCGTCGCCTACGGCTACATGCCGGGCGGGCGGGCGAGTGCCAGGCAGGAGATCCTGCTTCCCTCCGAGCTCGCCCACTTCTCGCCCATCCCCGACCCCGTGGCCCAGTACCGGGGGATGAGCTGGATGACCCCCATCCTGCGGGAGGTCGAGGCGGACAGCGCCGCCACCAAGCACAAGGGCATGTTCTTCAAGCACGGGGCCACCCCGAACATCGTCGTCAGATACGACAAGGACGTCGGCAAGGAGGCGTTCGAGCGCTTCGTGGCCCAGTTCCGGGAGCGCCAGGAGGGCGTGGACAACGCCTACCGCACCCTCCACGTGGCCGGCGGCGCCGACGTCAGCGTGGTGGGAGCCAACCTCCGGCAGCTCGAGTTCAAGGTCACCCAGGGCGCAGGCGAGACGCGGATCGCCGCCGCCGCCGGGACCCCGCCCGCCATCGTCGGCCTGTCCGAGGGCCTGCAGGGCAGCACCCTGAACGCCGGCAACTTCGCCGCCGCCAAGCGCCGGTTCGCCGACATGACCATCCGTCCCCTGTGGCGCATCGCCTCCGCCTCGCTCGAGCCGCTGGTGGCCCCCCCGCCGGCGGGTGCCCACCTCTGGTACGACGACCGCGACGTGGCCTTCCTGCGGGAGGACGCCAAGGACGCCGTCGAGATCCTCGGGTCGGAGGCCACCGCCATCGCCGCCCTCCTCACCGCCGGCTTCGGTGCCGACTCGGCCATCGACGCCGTGACCAGCGGCGACCTGCGCCGCCTTGCCGCCACCCACTCCGGTCTCTTCTCCGTCCAGCTCCGGCCGCCCGGCACCGAGGCGCCTCCCAAGATCGATCCGACGCTCGTCGAAGCCGCCGGTGCCCTCATCCGGGCCGGCTTCGATCCCGCGGCTGCCTTGGCTGCGCTCGGCCTGCCGCCCATCACTCACACCGGCCTACGCCCGATCACCTTGCAGGACCCGGAGAACTCCTCGCCCAACGGCAACGCCCCCCAGGAGGCGGAGACAAGTCGATGAAGGGAAGAGCATGAAGACCAAGGCCCTGACCCGCATCGAGGTGAAGGATGCCGACGAGGGCCTGGTGGCCGCGGTGTTCTCCACCCTCAACGTGATCGACGCCGACGGGGACGTCACCCGCCCCGGGGCGTTCGAGGACGGCGCGCCCGTGCGCATCTCCGCCTATGGGCACTCCTCCTGGATGGGCGCCCTGCCCGTGGGCAAGGGCACCATCCGCGAGACGCCGACCGAGGCCATCCTCGACGGTCAGTTCTTCCTCGGCACCACCGCCGGCGGGGACACCTTCAAGGTGGTGAAGGAGCTCGAGGGCCTCGGCGAGTGGTCCTACGGATACGACCCGCTCGAGTATTCCTTCGGCGAGTTCGAGGGCCAGCGCGTCCGCTTCCTCGACAAGCTCAAGGTTCACGAGGTCTCGCCGGTGCTCCTGGGTGCCGGCGTCAACACCCGCACCCTCACGGCCAAGGCCAGGGGTGACCTGCGATTCTCCGAGGAGGCGGCCGCGGTCCTGGCCGATGTGACCGACCTCCTCGACCGTGCCGATGACGTCGTGGCGCATCGGACCGAGAAGGGCAAGCGCCTCGGCGCCGAGTCCAGCGAACTGCTCTCCCGCATCGAGGAGCAGCTCAAGCGATTCGACACCCTGCTGCGCCAGCCCGACCCACAGGACGAGCTGATCAGGGCGCACCTGCGCTTCCTCTCGCTCTCGGCCTGAGTCCACCCAGCTTCCGCCCGGTGCCCCAGCGGTGCCGAGGCGCGCCACGAAAGGGGCGCTCGTGACCCTCGCAACCAAGCTCAAGGAAGCCTCCGACAACCTCGACGCCAAGCGCAAGGACCTGCGGGCCATCTTCGTCGAGGCGGGCCCCGACTACGACATGGACAAGATCACGTCGCTGACCGGCGACAGCGCCGCCAAGGTGGCCGAGATCCGCAAGCGCAACGAGGAGCTGGACGACCTCGGGAAGGCGCTCGACGACCTGAAGGCCGTCCAGCGCGCCGCTCTGGCCGCCATGGAGTCGGGCACCGTCGAGTCCGGCCTCGAGCCCAACGGCGACGGCGCGGGCACCAAGGGCCGCCAGCCCGAGGTGAAGAACCTAGGCCAGCTGTTCAGCGAGTCCCCGGCCTTCAAGGGCTACCGGCCCGGCCAGGGCATCGGCCCCGTCGCCCACCTCGACATCGACCTCAAGACCCTGTTCGAGACCGGCGCCGGCTGGGCGGCGGAGTCCCTTCGCACCGGCATCGTCACCCTCAAGCCCACCCGTCCCGCCCCCCACGTCGTCGACTTCATCCCCCAGGTGCCGACCAGCCAGTCGGCCGTCAAGTACATGGAGGAGACGACCTTCACCAACGCCGCCGCGGAGGCGGCCGAGGGTGGCTCCTACGCCGAGTCGACCCTCGTGCTCACGGAGCGGTCGGAGACGGTCCGCAAGGTCGCCACCTTCCTTCCCGTCACCGACGAGCAGTTCGAGGACGTGGACGAGGCCGAGGCCTACGTCAACAACCGGCTCATCTTCATGGTCCAGCAGAAGCTGGACGCCCAGGTGCTGGTCGGTAGCGGCACCCCGCCCGCCCTGAAGGGCACGGAGAACGTGTCCGGCATCCAGACCCAGGCGCTCGGTACCGACCCCATCCCCGACGCCATCTTCAAGGCCATGCGGGCCATCCGCGACGACGGCTTCGCCGAGCCGGGCGTGGTCTTCATCGCCCCCTCCAAGTGGCAGACGGTGCGGCTCCTGCGGACGGCCGACGGTATCTACATCTGGGGCAACCCCTCGGAGGCGGGTCCCGAGCGGATCTGGGGTGTGCCTGTCGTCCAGACCACCGCCCACACTGCCACCAAGGCTGTGATCGGGGACTACGCCATGCACTCAGCGCTCTACGTGCGCCGGGGCGTGGACGTCCAGGTGAGCAACTCCCACAGCACCTACTTCGTCGAGGGCAAGCTGGCCGTCCGGGCCGACGTCCGGGTGGCCATGGTGCACTACCGCCCCAAGGCGTTCGCCACGGTGACCGGACTGTAAGAGCGGGCTGACGTTCGAGGGAGGGCCACCGGAACGGCCCTCCCTCTCTTTCCCCAAAGGAGTGACTTGTGGGAATCATCGAAGGTGCGAGGAAGATCGCCGCCGGCGGTGGTATGGGCCAGGTCAAGGTCGCCCGGGGCCTTTACGACTTCGCCACCGACGGCGGGGCCCAGGGCGACATCACCCTGCGGGGGGACTCGATCCCCTCGGGGGCCATCATCATCGACGCCCTCATCCACGTCGACACCGTGCCCACCTCGGGCGGTGCCGCCACCATCGCCATCAAGACTGAGGGCGCCGCCGACATCAACGCCGCCGACGCCTACAACGGCGCCCCCTGGTCGACGACGGGGGCTAAGCGGGGCGACTTCACCGCCACCACCGCCCCCATAAAGACGACGGCGGCCCGGAGCATCAAGGCCACCGTCGCCACCGCCGACCTCACCGCCGGCAAGTTCAGCGTGATGGTCTTCTACGTCGAGCTCGAGAGCCAGACGTAATGGCCTACGAGGCGGTCTCCACGGTCGTCGCCTCGGCGGCGCGCACCGCCACGGGGCAGTCATCGGCCATCAACATCAACGGCATCGCCCCCGCCATCAACCTGCTGGTCGACTGCCCGACGGTCACGGGTACCACGCCGGCGCTCGACCTGAGCGTCGAGTGGTCTCCCGACGGGGGCACGACGTGGTGCGTCGCCGACGCGGCCGACACCTTCACCCAGATCACCGCGGCCAAGCAGGTCGCCAAGCGCTTCACGGTCAAGGCCCCGACCTACCGGGTGAAGTGGACCATCGGGGGCGCGAGCCCGAGCTTCACGTTCTCGGTGTACGAGTACCGCACCGCGTAAGGAGGAGGAGGTGTGGCCGCCGCTCGACATCGTCCACCTCGACATCGTCATCGCCGACCAACGGCTCTGCCTCACCGAGGACGGCTGTCTCGTAGCGGAGGGCGATCCATCGGCGCGCTGGCTCTACTGCGTCCCCGGCCAGGAGATCCCCCGCCACGAAGCCGAGCACTACGGGCTGTGCATCCCGGAGAAGACGCCGAAGAAGCCCAAGCCCAAAGCGTGAAAGGAGGGGTGCCCCATGGCACTCGAGATCGAGACCGACGACGAAGGCGGAGCGGTGGTCACGGCCACCGAGCGACTGTGCCTGACCGAAGACGAGCGACTGGTTCCCGAAGGAGACCCCGATGCCCGCTGGCTCTTCTGCGTCCCCGGCCAGGAGATCCCCCGAGCGGAGGCCGAGCGCTACGGGATGGTGAAGAAGAAGGCCGCGGCCAAGCCCGCCGACAAGGCGGCGAAGCCGCCGGCGAACAAGTAGCCCGTGGCCGACACCCTGGACGTTCTCACGCTGGACGAGGCGAAGGCCGCTGCCAACGTCGCTGGCGTGACCGCCTATGACCTCGAGCTGCCGGCGTGGATCACGGCGGTCTCGCGCCGTCTCGACGACGCCGTGGGTCCCATCGTCCGGCGCACCATCACCTCCGACCTGCAGGACGGTGGCGAGGGCCATGAGGTCAGGACGGCCAAGTACCCGGTGACCTCCTTCAACGCCGTCACCGAGTACCAGGACACCACGGCCACGGTCCTCACCCGGGAGACCAACGCCCTCAAGCCGTCCGACGCCTATCTGGCCGAGGCCTACGACCCCGACCCCACCCTCTTCTCGGGGCGCCTCCGCCGCCGCTCGGGGGGCTCCGACTCGTACTACCCCCAGGGCCGGCGCAACGTCGAGATTACTTACGTCGCCGGCCGCTACGCCACCACCGCCTCGGTCGACGAGCTGTTCAAGCTGGCGGCTCGCCTCACGCTCCTGAACCTCTGGAACTCCCAGCGCCCCAACACCGCCTCCGTCGAGGAGTTCGACGTGCCGCAGAGCAACTTTCCCCGCTTCGCCATCCCCAACGCCGTGCGGGAGCTCCTCAAAGCCCACTGGCAGGAGGGTCCCATGGTGGGCGAGAGCGGACTGATGGTGGGCTGATGTCCACGGGTACGAGCCTCGTCGCCTTGAAGCAGGCGCTCATCACGGCCCTGCGGGCCCGGGCGGGGCTCGTCGGGGTCCAGGTGCTCTACGCCGCCGGCGACTTCCAGACCGGTGACGACCACCTGGAGGGAGAAGCGATCTGGCTCCGCAACACCGAGTGGGAGAGCTCGGAGTTCCCCGTCATGCGGGCCGGCACCAAGAAGGTCGACGAGGTCTACGCGCTCGAGGTCTTCGTCCAGGTGCTCAAGACCGACGGCTCCAGCCAGGAGACGGCCGACCTGCGGGCCCTCGCCCTCGTGGCCGAGTTGCAGCAGGCGCTGGCGGAGACCCCACAGGTTTCGGCGCAGACGTTCTGGGGGGAGCTGAAGATGCGCCGCCACATCACCGGGCAGCTGTCGCCGGGGCCCGGCCACGGCTCCCGCTTCGAAGCTGTCATCTGGGTGAAGGCGCGCCTCGCGCCGTGAAGAGAAGGGGATGACCATGCGTCTCAAGTACATCGGGCCCCTGGAGGCCGTGGTGGTGCCCTCGGGCGACCTCGAGCTGGGTCCTGTGGCCCCGGGCGAGGTGCTCGAGGTACCCGACGCCCTGGGCAGGTCCCTGCTGGAGCAGGAGTCCAACTGGGAGAAGGCCGCCGACTCCCGGCCGAGCAAGCCGAAGAGCGAGGAGTAGGCGATGGCGGGCTTCAAGTCCCAACTGGGCTTCAAGGAGGAGTCGACCTACGGGACCCGGGTGGTGCCCGACCGGTTCCTCGAGTTCGTCTCCGAGGGCATCAAGCTCACCCGGCAGCGGATCGACTCCCGTGGCATCCGGGCCGGACGCCGGACTCTGCACCGCTGGAACGCCGGGATCCAGGAGGCGGCCGGGCCCTTCGAGATCGAGCTCGCCGCCCAGGGCACGGGCCTGCTGCTCAAGCACCTCTTCGGCGCCGTCTCGACGGCCGGCACCAACCCCTACACCCACACCTTCACCCCGGGGATCCTCAACGGCAAGAGCCTGACGGTCCAGTTCAACAAGCCCGACATCTCCACCGACCGACCCTTCGACTACACGGGCGTGAAGTGCACCAGCTGGGAGCTGGGCCTCAAGGTGGGCGAGCTGGCCATGCTCACCGTTGAGACCTACGGCACCCACGAGCAGACCGACCAGAGCCTGGCCTCGGTGTCCTACCCGGGCACCTACACGCCCTTCGTCTTCACCCACGGCTCCCTCACCATCGCCGCCGCCGAATACGAGATCGAGGCCATCACCCTCACCGGCGACAACGCCCTGAAGACCGGCCGGCACTTCATGAGGGCCTCCAACCCGGAGCGGCCGAAGGAGCCGCTGGAGAACGGGCAGCGGGACTACGGCGGGACCATCGACAGCGAGTTCCGGGACCTGACCGCCTACAACCGCTTCGTCAACGGCACCGAGGCGGCCCTGGTGCTCACCCTCAACGCCGGCGCCAGCGCCCAGCTGACCATCACCACCAACGTCCGCTTCGACGGCGAGACCCCCGGCGTCGCCGACATGGGGCTCCTCGACCAGCCGCTGCCCTTCAAGTGCCTCCACGCTACGGCCGACGCCTCGGCCATCACCGCCGCATTGGTCAACGCGGACGCCACCCCGTAGATGGCCCAGCCCGTCGTTCGCGCCGAGGGTCTGACCGAGCTCCGCCGGGCACTGAAGGACGTCGACGCCAAGCTGCCCCGGGAGATCCGCATCGCGCTCAACGAGGGAGCGAAGGTCGTGGTCGGCGCCGCCCGGCCGACCCTGCCCGAGATCAGCGGGGACCTGGCCAGGTCGCTGCGGCCCTCGTCGACACAGCGGGAGGGCCGGGTGACCCTCGGTACCACCTCCGTCCCCTATGCCGGGTGGGTGGAGTTCGGCGGGAAGATTGAGCACGCCGGCCACGGCCACACCTTCCCCCACGTCATCCGCCGGCCCTTCGTCAAGGAGGGCCGCTACCTATTCCCCGCCGCCGAACGGAAGACCGATCAGGTGATCGAGGTCTGCGAGCGGGCCGTCGGCGACCTGATCCAGCGGGCGGGACTGGGGTAATGGCCAAGAACGTCGTCGTCCGCTTCCTCTCCGAGAGCCTCGGCCTCGAACGGGGCTTCAAGAAGGCCGATCAGGCGGCCAAGGGCTTCCAGGCCCAGGTGGGCAAGCTGGCGGGGTCCTTCACCAAGCTGCCCGGACCCATCGGCTCGGCCGCCTCCAGCATCCAGGGCCTGGCCGGCAGCGTGCCGCCCATGGCCGCGGGCGTCGCCGCCGGTGCCACCGCGGTGGCGAGCCTGGTGGCGGTGGCGGCCAAGTCGGTGGCGACCTTCACCCAGCTCGCCGCCCAGATCCTCGACGTCCAGCGGGTGACGAACAGCTCGGCCGAGGACGCCTCCCGCCTGGTCTCCATCCTCGACGACTACGAAATCCCCGTGGAGACGGCCAACAAGGCGTTCTTCCGGCTGGCCCGGGAGATCGGCCAGGGAGGCGAGGGGCTGCGGGACTACGGCGTCGAGGTGGCCCGCACCGCCGACGGCTCCGCCGACCTGTCCGAGACCCTGCTGCGGATCGCCGACGCCTACAACGCCACGCAGGATCCCGCCGAGCGGGCGGAGATGCTCAACAAGGCCTTCAGCCGCTCTGGCCAGGAGCTCGTCCCCATCCTCGAGCAGGGCCGCGAGGGCATCGCCCGGATGTTCGCCGAGGCCGAGGACGCCGGGCAGATCTTCAGCCAGGACGACATCGACCGGGCCGAGGAGTTCCGTCTCGCCCAGGACCAGCTGCAAGACGCCGTCAACGAGGTCTTCCTCACCATCGGGCCGGAGCTCGTCCCCGCCCTCACCGATCTGGCGACCGTCACGGCGGTAGTGACCGACAAGGTGGTCGACTTCGGCAAGGAAAACGGCAAGTGGATCGGCAACGTCATCAAGTTCATGCCCATCCTCAACACCGTGACCTTCGGCCTCGGCCTCGTGAAGAAGGCCTTCGGTGACGAGGTCGAGGCCAAGAAGAAGTCGATCGAGGGCGACCGGCAGAAGCGGGAGACGGCCAAGCAGGCAGCCGATGCGGCCAAGGAGCAGAAGGAGGCCACCGACGACTTCACCCGCGCCCTCGACGCCCTGGGCAAGGCCGAGGACAAGGTCGCCGACGCCGCCGAGGGCGTCACCGACGCCGAGCGGAACCTGGCCGGTGCCCGCAAGGATCTCGCCGAGATCATCCGGGACGGGGCCGACGGGCTGTCCCCCTACGAGGAGGCCCTCGAGCGGGTGGAGGCCGCCGACGAGGCCCTCGCCGACGCCGAGGGCGAAGTGGCCGACGCCGTCAGGGACGTGGCCGAGGCCGAGGGCGATCTCGTCGACGCCCACGAGAAGGTCAGGGACGCCCAGGAGCGGGTCCTCGACGCCGAGCAGAAGATCGCCGACCTCCGGGAGCAGGCCGCCGAGGACGCCAAGGACGCCGTTCTCGACATCGCCAAGGGCCAGAACGATCTCACCAAGTCTCAGGACAAGCTGGCCAAGGCGGAGTTCCGGCTCGGCCAGCTCCGCCAGGGAGCGGAGACGACGGCCGAGGGGCTGCGTGAGGCCGAGCAGGAGGTGGCCGACGCCCAGCTCGAGGTGAGCGAGGCGGGGCGGGAGCTGGAGACCGCCAACAAGGATCTCGCCGACGCCAACACCACGCTGGCCGGTACCTCCGACGAGGCCAAGGACGCCGAGAAGGCACGGCAGGAGGCAGTCGACGGCCTCACCCGGGCCCTCGGGGAGGTCACCGCCGCCGAGGGGGCCAAGACGGCGGCGACCAGCAGCCTGGCCGCTGCCGAGGTCGCCCTCTCCCAGGGCATGGCCGCCCGCAACACCGCCCAGGCCGAGGCCCAGCGCCTCGACGACACCGACGTCGCCTTCGCCGAGAGGGTCAAGGAGGCGAAGGACAAGGTCGCCGGCGCCGAGCGGGGGCTGCGGGACGCCCGCCGAGGGGCGAAGGACGCCGCCTACGACCTCGAGGTCGCCTCGGGGAAGCTGAAGACGGCCGAGGACGAGCTGCTCACCACCGAGGCCAGCCTCCTCGCAGTGCGCCAGGCCATCGCCACCAACGCCCCGGCGCTGCTCGCCGCCTTCGACGCCACCCCCCTGGGCAAGCTCCTCGCCGCCCTCAGCCAGCCCATCAACGCCAATGCCCCCCTCGTCCAGCTGGGTGGCCCCGTCCGGGCCCGCCAGCACGGGGGACCGATCTCGGCCGGCGTCCCCTATCTGGTGGGGGAGGGGGGTCCCGAGATCCGGGAGTTCGATTTTCCCGGGCGCATCAGGCCGAAGGGCCTAGGGGGCAACGGCACCGGGGGAGTCCACATCGAGAACTTCAACGTCACCGGCAACCCCTCCCCTCGGGACATCGCCGACGAGCTCGCCTGGTTCTGGAAGACCGCCGGCCGGTAGCGCCTGATGGCCGTCACCGACTTCCAGCTGGAGTTCGGCGGTGTCCTCCTGGGCGACGGCACCGCCTACGACATCGTCGCCGTCAGCGGCCTCGACGACCTGCCCGACGCCCGCACCAGCGACACGCCCCGCCCCTCCGACCACGGCCTCTTTCCCGGCAACGACTACAGCGGCGGCCGGACGATCGAGATGGAGCTGGAGGTGAGCGGCGCCACCGACGCCGCCTTCCGGTCTTCCATCGCCAGCCTGGCCGCCGCCACCATCCCGGGGGCGGCGGAGTCCGCCCTCGTCTTCCAGCTGCCCGGCTTCAGCGGGGCCCGCCGCATCAACTGCCGCCCCCGCCGGCGGTCGCTGCCGGTGGATGTCGCCTTCGCCCTGCGCTACGGCGTGGTGGCCCTCCAGTTCTTCGCCACCGACCCCCGCATCTACGCCGACACCGAGACCGAGCTGATCACGGTGGCGGCCACCTCCGGCGGGGGCCGGACCTACCCCCGCACCTACCCGCTCACCTACGCCGCCGGGGGCGTCGGCGGCACGCTGGTCGCCACCAACGCCGGGAACTTCCCCACCCGCCCGACGCTCACCGTCACCGGTCCCTGCAACCAGCCGAGAATCGAGAACGTGACGGCGGGCAAGCACCTCGAGGTGGCCGTCAACCTGGCTGCCGGGGAGACGCTGGTCATCGACACCGACGCCCGCACTGTCCTGCTCGGGGGCACGGCCAGCCGCTACTCCTTCCTCACCGCCGCCAGCCAGTGGTGGGAGATCGCCGCTGGCGACAACAGCCTGAAGTTCACGTCGGCATCGAACGTCGGGACCCTCGAGGTCCACTTCCGCTCCGCCTGGATCTAGCGCCGGGCTCCCTCACGAGGGGTGGTCGTCATCACCGAGCTCCAGTCCTCCTTCATCAGCGCGTCCTCTCACCCGGCCGACACCGATCGGCTGTGGCTCGAGGGGCTCATGAACCCCGCCGGCGCCCCCGTTTCGGGCGCCGCCTACGGCGTGGGGCGGGGCACCACCGAGCTCAAGGTCCAGGAGAAGGGCACGCCCGACATGTCCGTCGACGTGCTGGCCGGCCACTGCTGGATCGACGGCACCGAGAACGCCAACCAGGGCGTCTATCACGGCTACAACGACGCCACCAAGAACCTCGCCATCTCCGCTGCCCACGCCACCCTGGCCCGCAAGGACCTGGTGGTGGCCAAGGTGCAGGACGCCGCCTACTCCGGGGGCACCAACGCCTGGAGCCTGGCCGTGGTCACCGGCACCCCGGCGGGCAGCCCGGCCGAGCCCACGGTGCCGGCCAACGCCATCGTCCTCGCCCTGGTCGACGTGGCCGCCCTCGCCGCCTCCATCGTCAACGCCAACATCACCGACCGGCGCCGGCGGGCCTGCGCCCTCGGCGGGCGCGTGGTCTGCACCTCGAGCTCCCGTCCTACCACTGGGCTCTTCGAAGGCCTCGGCATCTTCGAGACCGACACGGACAAGGAGCTCACCTACGACGGGGCGGCCTGGGTCGAGGAAGACGCCCTCGGTGCCTGGGAGTCATGGACGCCGACGCTGGCCAACCTCACGCTGGGCAACGGCACCGTCGGCGCCAAGTTCCGGCGCCAGGGGCGGACGATCCACTACCACTTCAGGTTTACCCTGGGCTCGACCAGCGCCGTGGGCACGGCCCCGACCTTTTCGCTGCCGGTGGCGGTGTCGAGCAACTACATAGTGCAACTACAGACTCACCTCGGCCTGGCGACCTACCGCGATGACAGCACGGGGGTCTATTACCAGGGCTATGTCGGGCTCTCTACGGCGTCCGTGGTGGAACTTGTCACTTGGCTGTCTAGCGGCACCTACCCCACCCTTGCCCAGGTCCAGGCTGGCACCCCCATCACCTGGACCACCAGCGACGTCATCTTCGTCTCCGGCACCTACGAAGCGGCCAGCTAGTCCGTGCCCACCTACCGCTACCTGGTGGGCGAGCTCAATCCCTCGAGCGGGTCGGGCATCCGGGAGGAGATCCCCTTCGACACCGTCTCCTTCAGCCACGTCCTCAACCGCCCGGGGGGCTTCGCCGCCACCGTGCCGCTGCGGCTGCCGGGTGTCACCAGGACCACCTACGCCAACCAGCACCTGCTCCTCGACGGTGCCTCGGGGACCGACGCCTCCACCCCCGACTCGGCGATCCTGTCGATCACGGGCGACATCGACGTCATCTGGTGCGGCACGGCCGACGACTGGACCCCGGCCGCCGCCCGCACGCTGATCGCCAAGTACAACACCACGGGCAACCAGCGGTCGTGGCGCCTGTACCTGGACACCGACGGGCTGCTCAAGTGGGCGCACTCCACCGACGGGACCAGCGGCACCCTCGTCCTGCCGTCCTTCGGGGCCTTCGCCACCTACCGGCCCAGCGACGGCGAGTCCCTCTGGGCCCGCCTCACCCTCGACGTCGACGACGGCGCCGGCAACAAGGTCTTCCGGTGGTACACCTCGACGGAGGCCGTGACCACTCCGGTCGCCCAGGTCACCTGGACGCTGCGGGAGACGGACACCATCGCCGGTGTCACCAGCATCTTCGACTCGACGGCCGTCCTCGAGATCGGGGCCTTCGGCTCCGGGACCGGTGACCGGTGGGACGGCAAGGTCTACTGCGCCGAGGTCCGCAGCGGCATCGGCGGGACCGTGGTCGCCAACCCGAACTTCGACTACTACCAGGGCCCTTGGCTGAACGGCGACGTGGCCAGCACCGCCAGGGCCGACAACGTCGGGAACGTCTGGACGCTGGGCGGTGCCGCCAGCATCGTCGGCACGGCGACCACGACCACGGCCCCGTCCAAGATCACGCGCGCCAACCTCGACCCCGGCCGCACCGCCGTCCACGTGGATCGGGACGGGGCCATCGTCTGGTCCGGCATCCTGTGGACGGCCAAGGGCGACGCCGAGCGGGGCACCCTGGACGTAGGGGGCGAGGGCTGGTGGTCCTACTTCCTTCGCCGCCGTCGCATCACGACGACGAAGACCTTCCTCGCCGCCGACGCCTTCACCATCGTCCGCACGCTGATCAACGACGCCCAGGCGGTGACCGGTGGCAGCATGGGCATCGTCGTCCCCGTCAGCACCTGCGGGGTGCTGCGGGACCGGACCTATTACCACTACGAGCGCAAGCCCGTCGGCGAGGCCGTCGAACTGCTGGCCGAGCTCCAGAACGGCTTCGACTTCGCCATCGACGTGGCCTACGTCATC